GCTTGGCAAACGGCAAAGCGTTGCGGCCCATCGGGGTATTCGGTTACCATTTTATCGTCGGCCATACACCGGGCAATGAATTCGGGTTTGGTTTCGTTTTCGTTTTTTTCGGGTAATGGCATTCGTTTTCAGTTATTTGTGAATAATATTCCTTTCGTTTGAGTATTCTCGTTAATCTTTCTCACTTGTTCGGGGTTATTGTCGTAGTGGGTTCCGATGCGATACTTATCCATAAACGGCCACTTATCTTTACCAGCCGTGAAAATCACTCGACTTTTATTTATCCCCAAAACGTCGGCAACGGAATAAACGCTTTCGCTGTCGCTGGGCTGACGGGCGGTAATGATGAACACGGTCGCACCTGATGCGATGAATTCGGCCGCGAGCTTTTTGCCTTTGGCCGTGCTCAACGTTCCGTCGTAATCGAAGGAAATCCGTGAGCCTGCGAGTTTAAATCTTGGATTCATCATTTATAAAACGGAAATGCGAAATTTATTACCCCAAATCGAAGTTGGCCTCGCCTATTGAGTCTTTCAAGAATTGAAATATTACTCCAGCCTTGCAAGTAGAACAGCCGTAACGTTGCCCGGTCATCTTAGTGAACCACGCGGCGGCTTCCTTTACCATTTGAGCCGTGTACACTCCCTGAGTCGGTAGCCCCGAAATGAAGGTGGCCAGCGCCTCGGTTTCTTCTTCGTTAAGTTTATAGCGGCCCCATTTGTTAATTGGGCAACGATAGAGAGAGTATTTCGTTTTCGTTGGCATATGGCAACCGCATAACCGTAGTTTCTTTCGGTAATGGGTAATTGAGTTCGATTTTTCGGCCTCGGCCAAATCCTCAGCCGAGAGTTTATCCCCCAAAATGAGGGTTCCGCAAGATTGCGTGGATTCTTTGAAGTGTTTACATTCCCGACACGTCGTCAGACGATCGGCGGCTATTGCTGGGGGTACTTTGAACATTGCGTTTAATTTTACCTATTGCGTTTTCTACTAATTTGTAAAGTTGTTTCACCGGGATTCCCGTCGCCTTACTGGCTTCCTTATAGCTGAAGTCCTCAAATGTGTAAAGCCTCAAAATGACGGCATCGAGTTCGGGCATTAGCTGAATGTAGGCATCTAAATACTCGTTATCCAACCGCGAACCTAACCACGGGGCGATAGGCTCTTCTAAATGCTTTTCGCTGAGCGTTTCCCAGTTGCGGGAAAACTTACCGTACTTAACCCCAAAACGTCCCGAAGGGTCGATGTGCATCAGATACAGCGCGCGGTTGACATAATAAAATAGCTTTTCCTCTTTCGCTAGTTGCTCGGCCTTTTCGCGTTGGTTTTCGAGTATTTTTAAAAGGGTTTCACTTAATAAGTCATCGCCCCTAACCGCGTCACGGGTTAACCCCCGAGCGAATTTTCGCCAAGTTGGATAATGGCGTTCGAGCTCAATATCAAGTGAATTTTTCAACTGCGCGTCGATGTAGCAAAAAACTAACATATTTTTGTCGGCACTAATTTAAACCCTATTTAGTATGCAAGATGAAACACTTATTAACGAGGACAAACCGCCCTTGTTAACCCCGGTCAATGAATTTCTAACGATCATTCAGAAACGATACAACTCAGGCCCCAACTCATTAGCCGCTGGAGGTTACCGCGAAGTTTTGAAAATGGCTGAACAATTCATTCAGGCCGAGGCCGCTTTTGCCAATGCCGCTTATACGGCAGGATATGAGAAAGCAATCGAGGATATTCGTAACGCTAAAAATATTGAGCCTCAAAATGAAGCCGAAACAACTACCAACGATTGAGGAACTCAAAGAAAGGAGGCTCGACATCTTGGGGCTTTATCCTCATATCAAAACGGAATATATGCGCGACACGTTACATCGCCGAATGATTAGCGTTAATCGCGACCTTTATACACTAACTAAAAACCCGATTTACAAATGAAAAAACAAACAGCAGTAGAATGGCTAGCGCAATGGTTACACGATAACCCAGTAGTATATCAAAAAGATTATTACGCCGCTATTGAATGGGCGAAAGCAATGGAGAAGCAGCAAATTCTTGATGCTCATTGGGATGGCTCTATATATTGGGATAGCGAAAAGACAGAAGAAGAATACTATACTAAAACATACGGAGGTGACAAATGAGCCCCGAAAAGTTAGACCAAATAATTAACGACCATTTCGGGACAAAAGCGCTGTTTTCGGCTCGAATGAAAGTAAGCCGATTCACGGCTTACCGCTGGGCAAAAGACCCGGAGCGAATGAGTTTGAAAGATATTCAACGCCTGAGTAAAATAACGCGAACCCCAATTTGTGAACTCCTATGAGCGCCTACGAAACTCTAGCGAAAGCAATCGACCTCGTATCGGTTCAAAATAGACGGGCCTTATTTAGCCTTTTGGGGCCATATTTCAACCCCGAAATGCTCGCGGCAAGTGTGAACTACCTTGAACGCTTCAACGTGCCCGCTTTGACCCCAAACGAAATTGCCGATAAGATTTTTGAGTTAATAGCCGAGGCGAGTGGATTGGATGACTTTCGCCAGTCCACAACGAAACAAACGCCCTACGCCCACACGCGCCAACTGGCGATGTATGTTCTTTATACCGAAATACCCGAATTCAGTTACCAGCAAGTTGGCAATCTATTTACTAAGCGATTCGGACACGCTACCGTTTTACACGCTTGCCACGCAACTGAGGAACGTTATTCGTGCGAGAAATCTACCCGCGATCGTTTGAACCGATTAACAACCTCACTTGCTAACCACGGAATGTTCGCGACCCGCGAGCGCCTCGATAAAATCGAAATCATTATCTAATGGCTCAAAAACTGAAAACACTATCAACCGACGAACTCCGTGTTATGCGCTGGCGCTTGCTTTCTTATGAGCCGAAAACGATGTGGGAAATAAAGTCTAACAAACTTAAACTTGTGAAGGTTTCCGTTCTATTATTCGAAAGAACTCAAAACCCGATTTATCTACTCGGAATAAATGGCGATTAACTTTTTACCAAAACAAACCGAATGCCTTAACGCTCTCGCCATTGATTCGGCGGCCGAGGTTGTTCTATTCGGTGGAGCGGCTGGCGGGGCAAAGTCATTTACCGGGTGTGCGTGGCAAATAATGAGGCGGCTCAAATATCCCGGTACTCGCGGGTTAATCGGGCGCTCGAAGTTGGACACGCTGAAAAAAACTACTTTAAAAACGTTCTTTGAAGTTGCGGGAATGTTTGGGCTAAGAGCTCACGAGCACTACACTTATAACGCCCAATCGAACGTAATAACGTTTTACAATGGCTCGGAAATTATTTTAAAAGATTTATTCGCCTATCCCTCAGACCCCTCTTTCGATTCGCTAGGGTCGCTCGAAATTACAGATGGATTTTTAGACGAGTGCTCACAAATCAGTAAAAAGGCGGTCGATATTGTTAGAAGCCGTATTCGATACCGATTAACGCAAAACAATCTAACCCCCAAAATCTTGCTAACGTGTAACCCGTCGAAAGGATGGTTATATAACGAATTTTTCGCCCCATTTCGTTCGGGTCAGCTGCCCCCTCATTTGGTGTTCATCCAGTCGCGCGTGAGTGACAATCCCCACCTACCCGCCACCTATTCCGAAACGCTCGCGCGGCTTCCTGAGGTTGATCGTAAAAGACTTTTGGAGGGCGATTGGGATTATGATGAAACGCTCGACGCGCTATTTAGTACCGATGACCTTTTAAGATGCTTTCGAAGCCCCGAAACGACTGGAGAATTATACATTACGGCCGATATTGCACGACTCGGAAAAGATAGGACGGTTATTGCCCTTTGGCGCGGCCTTTCGCTCATTCAGATTATTGAACTCAGGAAAAAGAAAATAGATGAAACGGCGGCTGTTATTCGTGAACTCGCGGACTATCACAAAGTAAAATTGAGTAATGTTATTGCCGATGCCGATGGCTTAGGCGCTGGGCTTGTGGATGTGCTCAAGTGTAGGGAATTCCGCAATGGCTCAAGGGCCACTAAGCCCGAACGATTCGCCAACCTAAAAGCCGAATGTTTTTTCAAGTTAGCCGAACTCATTGAACTCAACCGCCTGATATTCCCCCAAAACCACCGCGACACCATTACGAAAGAACTCGACCTCATTCGGAGAAAGAATCCCGATGGCGATGGTAAACTCGCAGTAACCGGCAAAGAGGAAATTCAACGCGTTCACGGTATTTCACCCGATTACGCCGATGCGATCGCAATGCGTATGTTTTTCGAGCTTTTCCCGAACTATGGGCGGTATTCATACGCCTAGTTTTCCACAACGAAACCCGCGTCAGTTATGGGCTTGCTTGGGTTACTAACATAAATCACAAAAATATTTTTGTTATGTAGCAAATTTGCTACATATATTTGCCCAACAATTAACAAGTTAAATACTTAAAACCCT